CAGAGAAGTAAGTTTATTACAAATCTTGCTTTGGATTTAAAAGGAAATACTCTTGTTTTATTTTCTAGAGTTGAAACACACGGATTAATACTTTATGAAAAGATAAATAGCAATAAGCGAGATGATCGTAAAGTATTTTTTATTCATGGTGGAGTTGATACTGAAGAAAGAGAATTAGTTAGAGAAATTACTGAAAGAGAAAATAATGCTATTATTGTTGCATCTTATGGAACTTTCTCTACAGGAATTAATATTAAAAATCTTCATAATGTAATTTTTGCATCTCCAAGTAAATCAAGAATTAGAAATCTCCAATCAATTGGAAGAGTACTTAGAAAAGGAAAAAATAAAACAAAAGCCATTTTATATGATATTGCAGATGATTGCACCTACAATTCAAGAAAAAATTATACTTTAAATCATCTTATTGAACGAATTAAAATTTACAATGAGGAGAATTTTAATTATGAAATAACCACTGTACAACTTAAGAAAAAATGATAGAAGACGATTTTTATTGCACTCTGAAATTAAAATCAGGTGAAGAAGTATTCGCTAAAGTAGCCGCCTCAGAGGAGGAGGATAGAACAATACTGATTGTATCTTGTCCAATTATAGTTTCTGAAATAAAAGGAAGATCTGGTGTAGTTGGATATAAATTAGAACCTTGGTTAAAAACTACAAAAGATGATATGTTTATTATTGATCTAGAAGACGTTTTAACTTTATCCGAATCCTCTGATATTGAAATGATTATGATGTATCAATCTTATCTTAGACAATCTTACAAAAAGAGGAATAATCAATCTAAGATAAGTCGTAAGATGGGATACATATGCAATGTTAATGACGCTAAAGAGATCTTAGAAAAGCTTTATAAAGGTAGCTAATTTATCTCTTCAAACCCAACAAAGGTATTCTACAGAGATTTTAGTGGGTTGTCAACTAATAGTTAAAGTGGTATAATCAATACATAATAATGACAAAAACTTATGATAACCACATCAGTTATGACCAGAAAAAAGAGGTCAGAACATTACGTCAATAATAAAGATTTTTTAGCGGCACTTATCAAGTATCGTGAAGATGTTGAAATAACATTCATTCAAAAATACGGAAGAGAACCGACTAAGGATGATCGATCACAGTCTTGGGACACAAAACCTCCCATTCCTCGTTATATTGGAGAGTGTTTCCTAAAGATTGCAAATCACCTTTCCTTTAAACCTAATTTCGTGAACTATATGTTTAAGGAAGATATGATTTCTGACGGTATTGAAAATTGCGTTCAATATATTCATAATTTCAATCCAGAAAAATCTCAGAATCCTTTTGCTTATTTTACGCAAATTATTCATTATGCTTTCCTTCGTCGTATTCAAAGAGAGAAGCGTCAGATGGAAATCAAAAATAAAATTTTAGAAAGATCTGGTTTTTCTGAAGTTTTTGATGATAACACTATTGACGGGTCAAATTATAGCGATTATAATTCTATAAAAGATAACGTCCACGCTAAGTTGCGTTATTGATTCAATGAAAATAGCAATTATTACAGACCAACACTTTGGAGCAAGAAAGAATTCTAAACTATTTCACGACTATTTTCTAAAATTCTATAATGATGTATTTTTCCCAACGCTCGAAGAGTATGGGATTACTGCTGTTGTAGATATGGGAGATACTTTTGATAGTCGTAAAGGAATTGATTTCTCTGCGCTCTCTTGGGCTAAAAATAATTATTATGACCGTCTCCAAGAAATGGGAGTAAAGGTTCACACTATTGTAGGTAATCATACTGCATACTATAAAAACACTAATCAAGTTAATGCAGTTGATTTGCTTTTACGTGAATATGATAATGTAACTGTTTATTCTGAACCGACTGAAATAATGTTGGGTCAACTACCTGTACTTTTTATACCTTGGATTAATCAAGAAAATGAAGCAAACACTCTTAAACTTATTGAAAAGACAACTTGCCCGTGTGCGATGGGGCACCTTGAACTCCAAGGATTTAGAGTTAATAAACAACTCGTCATGGAGCATGGTTTGGAGGGCAAATTATTTGATAAGTTCACCAGGGTCTATTCGGGACACTATCACACTCGATCGGATAACGGAATAGTCTTCTATCTAGGAAATCCTTATGAGATGTTCTGGACAGATGTTGGAGATACCAGGGGATTTCATATTTTTGATACAGAAACAATAACTCACGAGTCAATTAATAATCCGTTCAGGCTTTTCTATAACATTTATTATGAGGATACTAATTATCAAACTTTTGATACATCTGAATATAAAAATAAAATTGTAAAAGTTGTCGTCCGCAAAAAATCAGACACAAAAAAATTTGAAAAATTTATAGATAAACTTTACGCTTCTGATATTGCGGAACTTAAAATTATCGAAAACTTTGATGTTCAAGATCCTTCAGAATTTGAAGTATTTGAAAGTGAAGATACAATGTCTATTTTGAATAGATATATTGAGGAGGCAGAAATCAATCTTGATAAATTTACGATTCAAAAAATGATACAAGAAATATATCAAGAAGCTTGTGAATTAATTTAAATGTTTATTCTAACAATTGAAGGTAGAGAAACAGAAGGAGCATATTCAGTTTTAGATGAAGAAGGAGAGCATATTTTGTATCTCTTTCAAGAAGAAGATGATGCTACAAGATATGCTATGATGTTAGAAGAAGATGGATATCCAGAAATGCATGTAATTGAAATTGAAGATGAAGTAATGATAAAAACCTGTGAACTGCACGGATATCAATACACTCTTATTACCCCCGATGACATTGTAATTCCTCCAAATACTGAATATGATTTTATTTAAAGCGATTAGATTCAAAAATTTTCTTTCTACAGGCAATCAATATACAGAAATAAACTTTGCAAAAAGTAAGACTAATCTAATTATAGGGTCGAATGGTGCTGGAAAATCTACTCTTCTAGATGCTCTAACTTTTTCTTTGTTCGGAAAGCCATTTCGTAAAATCAATAAACCACAACTAGTTAACTCTGTAAATGAACGGGATTGTAAAGTTGAAGTTGAGTTCAGTATTGGTAATACTGACTGGAAAATTGTAAGGGGTATTAAACCTTCTTTATTCGAAATATGGAGAGATAACACTATCTTAGACCAATCTTCGGTTGCTTTGGATCAGCAAAAATGGTTTGAGCAAAATGTCCTCAAAATGAATTATAAGTCTTTCACTCAAATTGTAATTTTGGGGTCAAGTACTTTTGTTCCTTTTATGCAACTTTCTGCTGCTCATCGTCGTGAAGTAATCGAAGATCTTCTTGATATTAAAATTTTCTCTTCTATGAATGTTGTTATTAAAGAAAAAATTCGTTCTACTAAAGAGGAAATAAAAGTTCTTGATTTAAAAAAGGAATCTCTTCTAGACAAGATCAAGATGCAAGAGAGTTTTATCGAAGAACTTGAAAATCGTGGAAAAGATAATATAAACAATAATAATCGGAAAATTTCCGATCTTGATAAAGAAATTGAACAATATATCAGTGAAAATAATTCTATCGAAGAACCTCTTCGAGAACTTATTAAAGAACAAGATTCTATCGCTGGATATGCTGAGAAACTTCGTAAACTAGGAAATCTTAAGGGAAAAATTTCTCAAAAAGTATCTACAATTACAGACGAACATAAATTTTTTACAAATAATACGGTATGCCCAACCTGCACACAATCTATTGATGATGAGTTTAGGATAAATAAAATTAAGGACGCTCAAGATAAGGCAAAGGAGTTGCAATCTGGTTATAAAGAACTAGAGGAGGCAATTAAAGAGGAAGAAGAGCGAGAGCGTCAATTTATTGCTTTATCGAAAGAAATTTCAAAACTAACGAATGGTATTTCTCAAAACAATATTAAGATTAATGGATTACGGAGACAAATCCGAAATCTTGAATCTGAAATTCAAACTCTTGCCGAGAACCTTGCAAACCGAAATTCTGAACACGAGAAGTTAGAAACTTTTAAAAATAATTTAAAAACTACATACGATGAATTAGTTTCTAAAAAAGACATTATAAACTATTATGATTTTTCATATAGTTTACTTAAAGATGGTGGAGTAAAAACTAAAATTATTAAGAAGTATTTACCTTTAATCAATCAACAAGTCAATCGTTATTTGCAAATGATGGACTTTTGTGTTAACTTTAACCTTGATGAAGAATTCAATGAAACTGTTCAATCTCCTATTCATGAAGACTTTTCATATGCTTCTTTTAGTGAAGGAGAAAAGGCACGTATAAATCTTGCTTTAATATTTGCTTGGAGAGAAATTGCAAAATTTAAAAACTCAACAAATTGTAATATAATTTTATTCGATGAAGTTTTCGATAGTTCTTTAGATGGAACTGGCACAGAAGATTTCTTGAAAATTATTCGTTATGTATTAAAAGACACTAATGTATTTGTTATATCGCATAAAACTGGATTAGAAGATAATTTTGATAGTGTTTATCGGGCAGAAAAAATAAAAGGATTTTCTAGATTAGTAAAATTATAATATTAATGAATCGCCATAAAAATACAACAAGAAAATTAAAAAAGGAATATTGACACTAGCGAAAAAAACTGATAGGATAAGAGGAGATAAAACTATCTCCTCTTTTATTATGGATGAGCACCCTTACGGAACTGAATATGAATATGTGTTCTCTATCAATTCGGATGACAAAATTGAAATTGAAAAAAAACCTGTGAGTATGACTGAAAAAACAAATCACCTTTGGAAATACAATGAAGATAAAATCCTCAAAGATGTTGAGGATTATGTAACTAGCACTTATCACGGTCACTACTGCGGCGATGAAGAAGATTATGCTGATATTCAAACAATTGATCTGATGGCAGCAAAGAAGCTGGCAGCAGGTTTTTGTCAAGCAAACATCCTAAAGTATGGTTCTCGTTATGGGGACAAAGATGGACGTAATAAACGTGATTTGATGAAAGTCATTCACTATGCTATGCTACTGCTTCACTTTGACAAACATTATTCTCGTCAAGAAAACGGTCTCTCTGAATTTCGCTGATTATTATGAAACTCTCTGATAAAACTCTGACTCTCCTCAAGAATTTTTCTTCCATCAATCAGTCTATTCTGTTTAAGGAAGGAAGCACACTACGGACAATTAGTGTTATGAAAAATATCTTGGCAGAGGCAACCATTGAAGAAGAACTACCTAAAGATTTTGGTATCTATGATCTGAACCAGTTTCTAAATGGATTGAATCTTCACCAAAACGCCGAACTGGATTTTAAAAATGACGGATATGTGGTAATTAAAGAAGGTAAGTCTCGTTCTAAGTATTTCTTTGCAGATCCTAATGTAATTGTTACTCCTCCTGACAAAGAAATTAATTTGCCATCCGAAGATGTTTGTTTTCTTCTTGATACCAAAGAACTTGATAAACTGCTTAAGGCTGCTGCTGTTTATCAACTTCCTGACTTGTCTGTGGTTGGTGAAGCAGGTGTGGTAAAACTGGTTGTTCGTGATAAGAAAAACGATACTTCCAATGACTTCTCTGTCGTTGTTGGTGAAACTGATGAAGTATTCTCTTTCAACTTCAAGGTAGAAAACATTAAGATTCTTCCTGGAAACTATGAGGTGGTAATTTCAAGTAAACTTTTGTCACGATTCAAGAATACTGGATTTGATGTGACCTATCATATTGCTCTGGAGCCTGATTCTACTTTTGGTTGATGAACATCTTTGTTACTTCTCCTTGGCCTGCTGAAAGTGCCATTTGCCTTCCTGACAAGCACATCGTCAAGATGCCCCTAGAGTGCTGCCAGATGCTCTCTATCGTGGCATCAGATAAGTGGGGGTATGGGTATGGCACTCTTCCTAAGGCAGACGGAACCTCTTACAAGACCGAGAAAGGAGCATTTCGCAATCATCCCTGTACCAAGTGGGCTATGGAGAGTATTCATAATGCCTACTGGTTAATCAAGTGGGGACTGAATTTGTCTGATGAATACTGCCTGCGGTATAATAAAACTCACTCCTGTTATAAGACTCTTGTGGATGCATACTATTTGTTTCCCAAGGGTAAGATTACAGAAGTGACTCCATTTGCTCGTGCTATGCCTGAGGAATGGAAGTTTGACGACACTATTGATACATTTGAAGCATACAAGAGGTACATTGCATCCAAACCTTGGGTGTCTGATAATTACCTCAAAATGCCCGAAAGAAAACCTTCGTGGATAAATTAAATTATGGCAAGTGAATTTCTTCTCACTGAAAAATATCGTCCTCAAGTGATTGAGGATTGTATTCTTCCTGATGAAACTAAAAAAACATTTAAGGAGTTTGTAGAGAGGGGCGAGATTCCAAATCTCCTTCTTGCAGGTCCTCCTGGTATTGGTAAAACAACAATCGCAAAGGCATTATGTAATGAATTAGGAGCAGACTATTATGTCATCAACGGATCCGACGAAGGGCGTTTCCTGGATACTGTACGGAACCAAGCAAAGAACTTTGCTTCGACCGTCTCACTTACGGGATCTTCTAAACACAAAGTCATCATCATCGATGAGGCAGATAACACAGGCAACGATGTTCAACTCTTACTACGGGCAAATATTGAGGCATTTTATAGCAACTGCCGATTCATCTTCACCTGCAACTACAAGAACAAGATTATTGAACCACTTCATTCCCGATGTGCCGTCATCGACTTCACAATTAAGGGAAAGCAAAAAGCACAACTTGCAGGAAGTTTCTTCAAACGACTCCAAACGATCCTTGATCAAGAAAGGATTGAGTATGACCAAAAGGTTCTTATTGAGTTGGTATCAAAGCACTTCCCAGATTTTCGTCGCGTCCTCAACGAATGCCAACGATATTCTACGGGAGGAAAAATCGACTCGGGCATTCTTGCATCTTTCTCGGACATTTCTGTAAATGAACTTATCAAATCCCTTAAAGATAAGAACTTCTCAGAAGTTCGTAAGTGGGTGGTCTCCAACTTGGACAACGATGCTCCTGTTTTACTTCGCAGGATTTATGACGCCTGTTATGATTGCCTTTCACCGCAATCTATCCCTGCTGCCGTTCTTGTTATTGCTAAGTATCAATACCAATGTGCGTTTGTGGCTGATCAAGAAATTAACCTCTTAGCAGCACTAACTGAAATTATGTGTGAATGTGAATTCAAATGACAAGTCAAAAATCCCTTAAAACTTGTTTGAGGTATCCTGGCGGCAAGAGTAGAGCAGTCGCTAAAATGGACCCATATTTCCCAGACCTTCGTAACTATGATGAGTTCCGTGAACCATTTCTTGGTGGGGGAAGTGTTGCGATTTATATTACCAAGAAATATCCTAATCTAGATATTTGGGTTAATGATTTGTATGAACCATTGGTAAACTTCTGGCAACAACTCCAGATGTTTGGTACTGACCTTAAAGATAAATTGGTAGATTTAAAGACAACAAATAATACTCCTGATTTGGCAAGAGAACTTTTTCTTCACGCAAAGGGGCAGATTAATGACCAAAGTTTGCCAAGCATTCATCGTGCTGTGGCTTTCTATGTTGTCAATAAGTGTTCTTTTAGTGGTCTCACTGAGAGTTCATCATTTTCTCCTCAAGCTTCCATTAATAACTTTAACTTGCGTGGAATTGAAAAATTGCCCGAGTATTCTAAACTAATTGCAAGTTGGCGTATAACTAATTATTCCTACGAGTATCTGATGGATGGAGACAAAGGTGCTTTTATGTATCTCGATCCTCCTTATGATATTAAGGATAATCTCTATGGGAACAAAGGATCAATGCATAAAGGATTTGATCACGATAAGTTTGCTGCTGATTGTGATAGTTGTTCTATGCACCAATTAATTAGTTATAACTCAGATCAATTGGTAAAAGATCGCTTTAAGAACTGGAACACTGGTGAGTTTGACCTTACTTATACAATGAGGTCAGTTGGTGAATATATGCGAGAGCAAAAAGAAAGAAAGGAACTATTACTATTTAATTATGGAACTGAAGGATTGGTTGAATTCAATTAATTTTACAAAAGA